CATTCTCTAAAACGAGCAAACATGTTCAGATGTTAATGTGTACTCGTTGTTTTCATAGAGTGAATCTAACAGAGATATTTGAGCATTTTCCTATCGAGGAGTAATGAATTCCTCATAGGCTTTTATGCTCCTTTCCTTTTTCGACTTCCCTTCGTGGGTATTGTAGAACTCTTTGTAGTAGTTCCAGATGCCGTCAATATCTTTTGCATCAGGTAAATCCTTACGAATTCTAAGGTAATGTAGACGTGCCATAGCGGTGGCAAATAGCAAATCATAAACCATTCTATCTTCGGAAGGCATTCGATAAGCATCGAAGTTAGCGCCCAGAATATGCAGCATAGTGGGTTGGCTTCGCAGATAGTTTTGCCAGATGTCATTATAGGTTCGAGGCTCCATTTGATAGATTCCTAATGCTGGGCCTTTTATCTGATGCAGATAGGTTCCCCCCTTAGATTCAACCGCACAAGTGAATATAAGCAGCTCTACGGCGGCATCCGAGTATAGTTGCATAGCCGACAGCGCTGGTTTTATGATGCACTCACGAAGCTGTGTATTATCTATCATTTACCCATCCTTATATAAATAAGTTATTATCAAATGTGAGTTTAACAAAAAGAGGTCAACTATGACATTCAACGCCACTGCCTTATATCAAAAATTTAAGAAGACACGGACAAAGTATAAAGAAGAAATTCACTGTCCTATGATACTAGATATTATGAATAATACAGAGCGAGGTACAATGAGTGCATTTTGTGTAGCCGCTGAAATTAGTGAAAATAGTTTCTATGATTGGTGTAATGCTAATGAATTATTTGCTTACTGTTATTCTTACGGAAAGATGTTAGCAAGGGAACATTGGGAAGATTTAGGGCGCGAAATAAGTACAGAAATTACAGCAATCGGTGAAAGCAACCATAGATTTGAATATTGGCGTATGATTGGTTGGTCTCGATTTGGCGTAGGTAAGAATTCCAGAATCAGACTTGACCTTAACCCGCAAGGCAATCCTGCTGACCACTATGCTCAGTTGCTTAAGCAAGCCTCACAAGGTGATTTTACTGCTGGTGAAATTAAGCAATTGATGGAAGCCGTGAATGTTGGTTTAAATGCTCACCAAGTTTTTGAGTTACAAAAAGAAATAGACCAGTTAAAATCAGATTTGAATACCATGAATGAGATTGCCAATGGCCAAAATAGCTACACAAATAAAGGACTTGCGTAAAAAAATACGAATTCCTTGGCGTATAGTGTATGTGGATAAAGAAATACTGGCAAATGATTTTCAACCAAAGACAATTTATGTTCATATATGGATATGACATAAGGAGATTGAAATGGGAATATTTGGCAAGATTGGCGATTGGGCAGAGGGCATCTATCATGATGTTACCGGCACAAAGAATGCTTCTCAAAAGAGACAGGAAAAGCAATTAATTAATACCCAGATTCAGGCTTACAAAGACCAGACTGAATTAGCTAAAAATGAAATAACCCGTAAACAGGGTGAAGAACAGGTTGAGAAAAGACGTATTGAAGAAAAGCAGATTCGTAACTTGCGGCGTAGTAATCGGCCCTCAGGATTTATGGATAGCGGCGGTGACTTACCAGACAAGTTAGGAAGCTAATTCTATGAGTCAATATGAAACAGCTATGGTACCAGCTACAGCGTTAGATGCTATGACCCTGCACCAGAAATTAGTAAAAAGATATAAATCTGCCAAAGGGATTGCTGACCTTTGGGAGTCTATTTTACAAGCTTGTTTTCATTATGCAGTACCCTTCCGCAATCGTTTCTATTTGCCAAGCAAAAACTTCCAAGGTGATATGAACAACGCAAGGTTGTTTGACACTACTGCTGTGGAATCTACTAAGACATTCGTGTCAAAGATTCAAGATACAATGACACCACCCCAGGTACAATGGGGCTTTCTCGAAGTCGATGAAAACATGGTCGATAATGAGATTGAAGACGTAAATACATTAGAACAAGCCCAGTTAATTTTAAATAACTACATGCGGAAGCTGTTTAACTATATTCATGCTTCAAACTTCGATGTAGTAATAAACGAGTGTTACTTCGACTTGGCTATTGGTACATCATGTCTGGTTATCAACCAGCATACTGACAAACAACCATTCCTGTGTACCAGTATCCCTGTAGATAAATTATCTATTGAGGAAGCCGTAGATGGTAGCATCCGAACATGGTTTAGAACCTGGCAAGATTTAAAGATTTCTGAGTTATGCGACCGCTGGAAAAAGCTTGTTCTTACTCCTCAGTTAATGCAGGACATGGAAGCTGATTCCGAGGCTACAGTGGGCGTTATTTATGAGGGAGTAGCTTACTTCCCGAATGAAGTTAAACCTTACCTGTACGCCGTATGGACTTCTGAATCACCCCTGTTATTGGAGTGGTTAGAGTCGAATCCTGGCATTGTCTGGCGGTTCCAAAAGATTAACAATGAGACATGGGGCCGTGGGCCGGTAATGGATGCACTACCAACTATTATCAGCTTGAATGAAATGGCTCGAATCGAATTAGCTGCTGCAAACTTGAATGTCTTCAAGCCGTATATGGGTTTTTCTGACTCCGTTTTTAATCCTCATACCTTCCGACTTGAACCATTTACTGTAATCCCTATTGCCCCTATCGGCGTAGGTGGGAATCCGCCGCTTATGCCACTACCTGGCTCGGCTGACCCCCAGTTTGCACAGCTAACTATTGCTGATTTGCGTATGCAGATTAAAACTCTGATGTACGCAGAATCACCTTCTGACTCTGTGAGTGTCCAACCACAGACGGCCTATGAATTGGCCTTGCGTCAACAAACCCTAGCGCAAAAAATTGGGCCGTTATTCTCACGGCTTCAACAAGAATTCTTAGAACCAGTTATAGCTCGGTTCTCTCATATTCTTCACACAATGGGTTTGTTACCTCGGCCAGATTTAGGTGGTATTCCAATTCGGTTCAAATACAAATCCCCACTTGCCTTAGCTAAAGGGCAACAAGACATTGCGAGATTTACGCAGTATGTCCAATTGATGCAGGGCATTATGGGGCCAGATGTAACGCAGATTTATATTAATCCTAAGACTACGCCATATCTCTTGGCTCAAGACTTACAGATTGACCCTCGTTACCTCAACACTCCTGATGATGTGGCTCGTGTTATGCAGGGCGTTCAAGACCAGCAAAGCATGGTGGATGCGTCAGCAATGACACCTCAGCAACCACAGAATCCTAGTGAGCAAGTCGTTTCTCCTGGTGGTCAACAATAAGAGGTAGCATGTCAGACAATCCATATATTGACCCTTATAACCACTTTACTGGCTATGATGCTAGCATTGAGAAGTTAAAAAATAATCCTGACTTATATGAATATGGGCGCTTATGTTATGAACTCTTTGCCGTTAATGAACAGGGCAAGATATTCATGAAAAAAAGTGAGGATAGAGTATTGCTACCTTCATTAGTCCATGTAAATAGCCCAAACTTTCAGATAGCATGCCTTTGGGCTGAGGGCTATAAACAGGCATATCGAGACATAAAACTTACTGTAGAATCTCACGCTCAACGATTAAAAATGGAGAATAAATCTGTATGACGATTGAAACACCTAATGCCGATATTCAAGGTGGTAATGTTGCACCTCCTAATGAAACGCCCTCTAGTGGTTGGTGGATTGATGAAGGAGTGCCAGGTGTTGGGGATAAACCCACATGGCTGGGTGACAAATTTAAAACGGTTGGTGATTTAGCGAAAAGCTATCAAGAGCTAGAGAAGCGAGTAGGCAATGCGCCTGAGGAGTATGATTTTTCAAAATCAAGGTATCTTGATGCTGATTATGTTCCATTCCAAGAGTTACAGGATTTCGCTAAGACTAAAAAGATTCCGCAAGAGTTTATGGATAAGGTAATCGAATCGGTAGATAAATACTTTGATGAATTTTCCACAGACTTTACGGAAGAAAAACAGAAGTTTGGTGACAATGCGAATGAGAGATTAAATGTCCTGAACAATTGGGCCAAGGCTAATCTTTCTGAATCTTCGTTTAATGCGCTAACCACACACTTGCGAACTGCTGACTCTCTTAAGGCTCTTGAAGAAATAAGGAATAAAATGATGTCGAATAATACTGTCGTACCAAATGGCAATGATGCAGGAACTTCAAGCAATGCTTCCCTAGATGACCTGCAACAAGAGTTGAATAATAACTTAGACAAATACAAGACTGACCCAAAATACCGTCGTGACCTCCAAGCTAAAATGGAAGCTGCTGGTAAACAATCAAGTTTTGTTGACAAGAATTGGTAATCTGCTGTTATAATAATTCCTGTACCACAACCTCCTTGACCGGAATTGTGGTAAGGACAACTTCTCACTAGACCCTGAAAGGGATAATCTAACAAAGTGGCAAGCCCTAAGTCGTAATTAGTCATTTAACTAATTTATTACTATTAGGGGTTAGCCATGTCCACTTCCTTGTCACAAGTACAACAAATTGAATTTGATGCCCTCGTTAAAGCTGAATACCATTCTCGTGGTTTCTTGCTTCGCGACTCTATCCGTATGCGCCGTGACGTTATTGGTTACGCTGTAGAATTCCGTAAGGTCGGCCAGGTAATTGCCGTTGAAACTGGTTATATGCAAGCCGTAACCATCCAAGACCCTGACTACCAAAAAGAAACTGCCATCCTGAAAAAGTATACCGCTCCTACCGCTGTTGACAGCGTTCAAGAGTTAACGGTTAACTTTGATACCAAGATGGAAAATGCAATGTTAGTTGCTGATGCTTTAGGTAGACGTTCTGACCAAATCACAATTGACGCATTGACACTTGACCCAGGTGACACAATCGTTGATGGTGGAACTAACTTCACCTATCCAAAATACACTCGTATGATGGAATTCTTTGAAAATAACGCTGTACCTCTTGGCGAACGATTCGTAGCAATGTCGGCTTCTAACTTCCGGTCATTACTTGCTGCTGACCAATTCACCTCGACCTTCTACACCCAAAATAAGGTGTTAGACAGAGCGTTTGTAAAAGAATACTTAGGGTTCAACTTAATCATCATTCCTCAGATGACTGAGGGTGGATTGCAAAAAACTGGCAATATCCGTAAGGCGCTAGCTTGGCATAAGCAATCAACTGGTATGGGCGTTGGTCACAACTTCCGCACAGAAATTAACTATCTGCCTTTGCAAACCTCCTGGTTAATTAACGGTATCTTTTCTGCTGGTGCAGTAGTTATCGATAACCGTGGTGTTCTCGAAATTGACTGCGACGAAAGCGTTTAACCTTAACTAATTTATAGGAGTTAATTTTATGGCAGGTTTCACACGTTCCAACTGGTCACGACAATCCGTGGCCTTAAACACCGGCGAGACTGATGTCGATGGCGTTAAAGTCGGTGGCCCAGCGTTTTTCAGCTATCGTTCTACTACAGATACGGTTGCTACAATTGCTGGCGCTAACTACTTTGCAGCGGCTGTTTATGACTTAGCAGTAGCTGACTTTGTGTTTATCGTAGGTACTGATGCAGTAGGCAGTTACGTGGTTGCTACTTTAGACCGTACTGCTGGAACAGTGACTTTAGTTGCTACCAGCTTAACTGGCGTTGTCAATACCGCTGACATTGCTAACTTAGCAGTAACAACCGCTAAGATTGATAACTTGGCGGTAACGGCTGGCAAAATTGCTGCTGATGCAGTAACAACGGCTAAGATTTTAGATGCCAATGTTACTTCGCCTAAGATTGCATTGAACGTACTTCAATACGCTGCTGTAGCAATTACTGCTGCTCAGTTTAATGGTATGTACGCTGCACCGAAGTTACTAGTTGCTGCTGGCGGAGCAAACACATTGCTCGTGCTAGACAAAGTACAGTTACTGATGACTTACGTGTCAGCAAACTATGCTGCTGGTGGTGTGGTTGCGGTTCAATACGATGCTACCGCTAATGGTGCTGGCGTTATTGCTTCCACAACTTTAGCTGCTGCAACTTTCCAAGCTGCTGTTAGCACAGGCTGGAACTTCAATGCTGGTGTAGTCGCTGAAACATTCAGCACATGCGTCAACAAAGGGTTGTACTTGTCTAACATCACGGGCGCATTCACTACTGGTGACAGTACGTTTGTTGCTCATGTTTGGTATAAAGTCGTACCTACTGTTTAAGGATTAATTGAATGGCTACGACCAAGACGAGTGTTATTAGTAATGCGATAAGCGTACTTGGTCACAAGCCTATCATTACTCTGGATAATGCTGAT